TATTGTCATGGTTCTGTTGTGGGCGAGGGGTATGGGTACGGCTAGGTGTTGGGTGAGGAGGGGGATGATGGTGTCTTCGGCTTCTTCGGGGTATTGGAAGGTGAGAGCATCATGGTCGTGCATGTAGAGGATGGCGATGCGCCGGTGCCAGCATTGGAGCATGGCGGTGTTGACTATGTCGGCTAGAGAGGATTGGGGATCATACGCAATAGCCTCGCGAAGGGTCGAGTCGTCATTGCGTCTGCCCCAGAAATGGCGCTTGCGGCCCATGAGGGAGACGAGTAAACCATAGCGTCGTATCTGCTGCCCAACCCAATGCTGCCATTGGAGGTGAGCAGGGAAGGCGAGGAAGTATTTGGGTTGGAACTCAGTCACGACACCCACTGGGACCTTGGCTTGCGCAGATAGAGTTTGAGCTTTACCTCCATAATTGCTTCCGTGCCCGAGCTTTTTACACATGAAGCGGTAAGTGTAGTGGCGATAATAGGGCTGTTCCGCAATTCGCTTGTCTGCTTTAAGAGAGCCTGTCCACGGAAGTTTAGGCCAGCAGACCCGTGCAGTTGCCGTATGTGGGTCACCAGTCTCGCAGGCGTCAAGGTATCGGGAGTCTCCAAAGAGGTTCCACTCGATCGCTCCGACACAATAGCTCTCCCCTGATTTGGCATCGAACTTGGCTAGTTTCATTCCTTTGTCTGCGATGAAGATCGAGCGTAAGCTCTCCTCAACATTTTGTAGATTGCCACCAGTCCCGAACTCACTAAAGCTAGAGCTAAAACGACCAGTGCTAGTGCCAGCGATATTATAACTAGTTCGCAGTCTACCATCATGGTCTATCTCCGTTTTGAGAACGCTGATCTTCTTCCCAATATCCCGCATGGCCTTCATGTGCGCTACGATCGGCCGCGCGACTTGGTAGGCTTCCATTTTCTCAAGGGCTTCTCTGTTAACAGTTGGACGACCTCCCTTCTTGATAACGGGGATACCAAGTCTGGAATAGAAAAGGAGTTGAAGGTCAGCCGTACTTCTCCAGTTAAAGTTCGGGAGTCCGCACCCTTCAAACACCATTCTCTCAAGGTTTGCTTCGAGAAGGTCGAGCCTTTCAAAGAGTTCATCAATCACCTCTGCCCTTCGGGCCTTGTCAACAAGGACACCGCGCAGGCGCATTTCGAGCGCTGGGCCTTGAAGTTCCTTCGCGAAACGGTACGTCGCGGCGGTATGGTTGTCGAGTTGTGGAAGGAGTTCGTCTAGGACCTCAGCGGTCAAGCAGCAGTCGAGCCCGTTATAAACCTGCTCCCGATCCCACGCGGATAGGTCCTTTGGATCAATGCTGTGCGTTTCAACAATCTTCATTCATCTGCCTTAATGGTACTAACCTTACGCTCCTGTTTCCACGCTCCCTCATCGGTATATATCGAACCCAGAAATCCCAGCGACTTTAGTGACTCTGGCTGCAAACTGTGATGTAGCAACATACTATCTTCGTCTGCTCCGTAGACCTTTACTCCATTTGCCCTCCAGAGGAAGGCAATGTCGTACAATCCGTTTTGGAAAGTTTTATGTATTCGTTTGTCAGAGAGAATATTGCAGATAAACTCCCAAGCAAGTTTCTCGTTCTCTGGAGTTGGCCAATAACTTCTTCTGTTCCTTCCAACGAAGGGAATAACCAAGCAAGTTCCTTTATCTGGAGCGAACCCAATGCACGTAACTTGGTTCCCAGAAGTCTCGATGTCAACAGCAAGTCGTCCAGGTCGCGTAATAAACTGTCTCTCGAATTCATATAGGTCCCTCACTGACGGTTCGATCCATAGCACTCGCTTCGGCCTCCTAATCTCCGGCCACTCACTCTCCCTCTTTGCCTTGATCAAATCCGCTACAACAATGGGCCGCAATTCCCACTGGCGTAGAACAGCAGCAGGGTGATAAGTAGGAAGGAGTTTAAAGCCAGAAACAGTATGAGTAGATAGATAAGTTGTTCCTCGACGCTTGGAAATAGCTGTCTGACCTGCCAGCGCCCACAGTGGAGTGTTGCCGAGAGCCACAATGACATTCGGGTCCATTTCGACCAGTTCGTCGGCGAGTCTCTCAAGCTCTGGGCCAAATTCTCTGCGGATGTATTTGCCCTTAGCGAGTACAGGATATCCAGCAAGGGCGGTCTGCTTCGGCCCGCAGAGGGACTCGATCTTGTTAGCGGTCGGGTGGAGTTGGAAGACATTGGTGCGATAGACCTCCGGATGTAGGCGCCACACTGCGTCGATGCAATGCGGATCGCCGATGCGGTAGTATTTGGAGATGTAGTCATAGTCGTCGCCGGAAAGGGAGATGACGGAAGCTTCGTCGAGGATGCGCAGGAGTTCGATTCCGGACGAGCCAACGAAGGAGGAGTTGATCTTGACTTCGTTTTCGCCCTTGGCCTCGCCGACGAGGACGATGGGCTTATTCACTTGGTTCTTCCTCCTCCTCCCTCACTTCATCCCTCACTACACAGGTATGCCACCCAACCCCAGAATAGAACTCTTCTGCCTCGTTCGCGGCTTCTTCGGTAATGAAAGAGAGGATTTTAACCGTTTTGTGAATACACAACAGGAGCTTCCATGGGCCAACTCCTATTGCGTCACTCACAGGCCTCACTCCCTAGCTTGGCATAGCCGGCAATGTCGTCCCAGTGATCGCGGTGGCTGGCTTGCCCAGATAGTATACGAGAGACCTTTGTGGCTATTAGGTCAAGAGCCTCCCTGTGTATTTCGCTTCTAGGCAACGTTCCATGGACACGAAGTATCTCCTTAATTCTCTGTGACACCATGGCGTTCTGTCTAAACGATCCGTGCGTCTTCTGTCTTTCTTCCAGTAGCGGATCGCGTTCGGTCATCCTACCCTCCATTGTTGCCCTAAGATGATAGGGCCCGGGACGCTTGACCTGCCCGGGCCCTTACGCATTACTCCACCGGAGCCGTACGGCGCACGCGCGCAAACGTCCGTCCGTCTTCGGTAGCCTCGTGGCCGATGAAGATTACAATTTGCTTCCCCGGCGTTTCGTCAATCGCGGTGCGGAGGGAGACTCCGTCTACCTCGATCCCGCAATGTTCGAGGAACTCGCGCAGGCGGTAGAGCGAGTCTTCGGTGATGTAGTAGGGATTGCGGATTGACTTCCCCTGTACCCCGCCCATCTCCTTGAGTTCGTCTGGATCGACATCGTCGAGGGGCTTGAGGATGTTGTAGGTGAACTCGACGAACTCGGTCTGTTTCTTCGATGATTTGTCGAACCTCGGAAGACCGGCGACGACTGCGACATAGGAGCCTGCGGGCAGAGGCTTAGGAGCCTCGAAGTCGGTAGCAGGCTTGTCGAGTAGTGCGCCGAAGTTGGGTGCTTGTGCTGCTTTTGCCATTTGGTTTGGGTTCCTGTTTGGTTTAGAAGGTTACTGCTTTGACGGCCCACATAGCCGCGTCTTCGTAGTGAGTTTGGGCGAGCGACCACAGACGTTGGTGTTCGCCGTCCTTACTATCTTTATTGCGGAGTTGCTCACATAGGTCGATTAGCTCCGCAGACTTCTGCTTGATTTGCGAAACGTCGCTGTTGTCGCTTGGGTTGAACTTGATCCTGACTCGATCTTCTCCTAAGCTCATTGAGCCCTCCTAAAATGGGATTTCGTCTTCGAGGTTTGGTGCTTTTGGTGGGATAGTTAGTGAGGCTTTGTCTTTCTGTACTTCCTCCAGTTCGGTTATGTACTGATCAACAAGAGAAGTAAGTCTCTCACTAATCTTTTCACAATCATAACCAGGTATTCTGGATGCTGCCTCCTTAGCTATCATCAGGTCCTTAATTGAACGTGATAGCATCATGCTGTCCTTCTGAGTGAAATAGACTTCGTCTTTGGTTGCGCGGGTGGCTCCCGCAATACTGCAAAGAATGCCGCCAGCCCCGTTTCGATCGGATAGGAGGGAAGCATCTCAAACGGCTTCGGGTTTTTGAGATCGATCATCGCTGTTGCTGTTGTCTGGATCGTACGTTTACCTCCTGCGTTGGTTTGACATAGAGCTACGCTGTTGAAGTAGCGAGGGATTATCGGCGAGAGGGCCGACCCAACCGCCGTCGGATATGCTTTCCGAGTACCATCGGGATTGTCGATGTATTTGATGTGCGATATGACAATAACATTCGTTCGAAAGGACTCAGAGGTGAGCAGGGCGAGAACATCCTCAATGGCCCCTTGCGCGTCACCATATACAGCGCGCTTGTCATAGTCCCCGCTTTTCCCTCGCGGCGTAAGAGGCTCACGAAAGTTCCACGCTGCATCGGACATGAATGTGAGCGAGTCCACGACCAGGATATAATCCGGCCCCCATTCTGCCGGGATGCCAAGGTCGATGTTGTTACCACTATCATCAGTGTACTTCCAGTGATCGAGGAGTTTAATCGCGCGGATGAAGGCAGTAGGCTTGGTGACCTTTGGGCCTAGGGCTCCGGCCTTGCGCTCGTCGCGAAGGGAGACGAATTCGACGTTGGAGAGGAGCGCTGGTGAGTCCCGTCGGACGTACTGCTTGAGTGGCTCCAGCCCGTTGTCGAAGTCGAGGATGCGGAGTTTATATCCGGCAGCTACCA